AATTGCCTCGGCTATGAGGGCCGAAATTGAAAGCCCTCAACGGCTTTAAATGCCCAACAGTCCCGGCGCATACGTTCGGGATAGGCTGTTCAAAGAATGCTTGTGGGAAGAAGCGGCCTATTTTTGGGGTTGCTATTGCTCTCGTACTTTTAACAGCCATGAGTTAAACGGCTTGTACCTTGAACTTGAGGCGCTTGCGGCGCACGAAACAATGCCCGATTGGGGCACGAAAGGAACGTGATGTCACAGGCACAGAAAGTTTTTGAGGCCATCATGCGTACTAAGGGTCACACTGACTTTAAAACAGCCAAGGGGCGATATACAAACACCAATTTGCATGTCAGGTGGAGTTATTTTCAGTTGGGTTGGGAAATGGCAAAGGTGAACACATGAGCAAAGAAGCCCTTAACCCACCAGCACAGCAAGAGCCTGTGGCAAAGCACTACGTAGACGGAGGCCATCTTGTTTATCCCACGGCACAGCGCACATGGGTTGGGCTGACGCATGAGGAGGTTGAAGAAGTGTGGAAGCGAGTGGAGGCAAGCGATTTTCGTGACGTTGTACAGCCGTTTGCCCGAGCCATTGAAGCCGCATTGAGGAGTAAGAACACATGAAAAAACTTTTAATCACCGCATCACTGCTGTGCGGCACTGCGCAAGCACAATCGGTGATGTACACAGGTCAAGACCTGTACACAAGGCTGACCAGCAACCCAGCTATCGCCAACGGTTACATCGCTGGAGTTCACGACTCGCAGTCAGGTATTACGATATGTGTACCGCCCAACACGGTAACGCTGGGCCAGATGTCCGACATGGTGAAGCAGTTGTTGGAGCGTGTGCCGTCCGAGCGCCATCTACCTGCGGACATCTTTGTGCAAGGCGCATTGTCGGATCGCTGGCCGTGCGCCAAGAGAGGAGGTGGGGTATGAACCTCGACCCGATAGTTGCTGAACTGGAACAAGAAAACAGACTGATGAGAGCACGAAATGAAAGACTCGAACGAGAGCTTAACTTCACCACCGCAGAGCGGGATGGATTCAAAGACGCACTGGAACGCATCCTTGCCGTATCCAAGCTGGCCCTTTGGGACGGTAAGCCCGAACGAGTTGAAGAAGTGGGGCCGTCGAAACGCCACCAAGAACGTAACGATTAACAACCAAGAGGAAGCACTACTATGAGCAAACTCAGAAAGCAAATCATTGCCTATGTACACAAACACCCGATGGCTTCGACTAGATACATCGCTGGTATCTTTGGTGTCAGCATAGCTACGGTATATGCTGCCCGTAAGCAAGCGATGCACGAGTACCAAGAACGCAACGCTGCGGAGATGCTCGGCCCACAGATCGACGAACCACAAGTTGTTGTGGAGCAAGCCAAGGACAGGCAGGTAGGGGGCGACCACTACAAAGCGATGGGTGTGCAGCCGTGGGATGTGGTGGACACATGGCCCCGTGACCAACGCATTGGCTACTACCGAGGCGGCGCACTGAAGTATCTGATGCGCATGGGTAGCAAGGATGAGTCCCCAATGGAGGTGGCAAAGGGTCAACACTACATGCAGAAACTCCTCGAAGTATTGCAGGAGCAAGACTGATGGCAATGGACATCGTAACCATCGACTTTGAAACCTACTACGACCAGCAGTTCAGCTTGTCGAAGATGACCACCGAGGCGTACATCCGTGATCCGAGGTTCGAGATCATCGGTGTGGGCGTCAAGGTCAACGACTACCCCACTGACTGGTACTCCGGCGACAACCCCGGCAAGTTCCTTCAGTCACTGGACTACAGCAAGCGGGCTATCCTGTGCCACAACACAGCGTTCGATGGGGCTATCCTTGCATGGCATTTCGGTATCAACCCGAAGCTGTGGCTGGACACTCTGAGCATGGCCCGACCACTGCACAACATCACGGTGGGTGGATCACTCGCCAAGCTGGTGTCCTACTACGGGCTGGGTAAGAAGGGCGACGAGGTAGTGGCTGCACTGGGTAAGCACAAGGCTGACTTCACTGAGGCTGACCTCGCTCAGTACGGACAGTACTGCATCAACGATGTGGACTTGACGTATGCCCTGTGGAACAAGCTCAAGGTCGGCTTCCCATCCAGCGAGTTGTTGGTGATTGATCAGACGTTGCGGATGTACACCGACCCTGTGATTGAACTCGACGTGCCGCTGCTGGAGAAGCACCTTGAAGAAGTGCGCACCCGCAAGCGCACTCTGATCTCTGACCTCGGCCTCACGGGGGTGAGCGAGGAGGCGCTAACTAAGATGCTGATGAGCAACGACATCTTTGCCAAGTACCTCAAGAACCTCGGCATCGAGCCACCCACCAAGACCAGTCTCAAGACAGGCAAGGAATCGTGGGCGTTTGCCAAGACCGACAAGGGCATGACTGACTTGCTGGAACATCCTGATGAACGTGTGCAGAGTGTAGTGGCCGCCCGCCTTGGGGTTAAATCCACACTGGAGGAGACACGCACTGCGGCACTGATCGGGGTGCAGTCACGTGGCCGACTGCCCATCATGCTGAACTACTACGGTGCCCACACTGGGCGCTTCAGCGGCGGCGACAAGCTCAACTTACAGAACCTACCAAGTCGTGGCAACACGGCCATTCGCAGGGCGCTGAAGGCACCACCGGGGCAGATGCTGATCTCATGTGACTCGTCGCAGATCGAAGCACGTACTGTGGCATGGGTGGCAGGGCAAGATGATCTGGTGCAAGCGTTCCGTGACAAGCGGGATGTGTACTCCGAGTTCGCCTCTGAAGTCTACGGTCGTAAGATCACCAAGGCTGACAAGGTGGAGCGGTTCGTCGGCAAGACGTGTGTGCTTGGGCTGGGCTACGGCATGGGCGCTGAGAAGTTCCGGCGCACTCTGGAGATCGGCCAAGGTGGCATCAACGTGGTGATCGACATCAACGAGGCAGAGCGGATCGTCCGGCTGTACCGACAGAAGAACTGGAAGATCGTGCAGTTCTGGCAGAAGTGCGGCAACGCACTCAAGGACATGTTGTACGGTGGCGCAAACGAGTTGCACCCGCAAGTTCGCTACGACAAGCAGGGCATCCGCTTGCCCAACGGGTTCTATGTCCGCTACCCTGCACTGCGCGAGACGGCCAACGGGTTCATGTATATCTCTGATGCCCGTACCTACCAGAAGGCGCTCAAGGATCGTGTGCTGACTGGCTCACCCCCTGACGACATTGCATGGACACGCATCTACGGTGGCAAGGTGACAGAGAATATCGTGCAAGCTCTTGCTGCATTGGTGATCCGTGAACAGATGGCTGCTGCCGGGATGCACTTCAAGGTGGCGTTCCAAGTCCACGACGAGATCATCATCGCTGTACCCGAAGACAACGCGCTGGCCGATCAGGTCAAGCTCGAAGCTCTTATGTCCAACGCCCCCAAGTGGGCACCCGACTTACCTGTGGCCTGTGAATCTGGCATGGCTGCAAACTATGGAGATACCTAAATGCTGAAGGCTTCTAAGACAAAGACTCCGCACAAATCATTGGCAAAACCCGATGAGACGCTGGGACAATTTCATATACGAATCCGTAACGAAGGAGCGCGTAAGCCACTACGTAGTTTGAAAGAACTGGCTGAGGAATTTGGAGTTACGCGGCAGTCGCTTCATGCGACTATGCGCCACGATCCCAACAGCCCGGAGCCGCAATACTTCACGGGAGGAGGTAAGCGCAAAACCCAGAATACTTGGTTTGATCCCGATGCTGTACGTAAATGGTGGAAAGAAAGAAAGGAAAAACAAACATGAAAAACGTCGCTGAGATCAAGCGCGAACCGCGCAACAAAGACACCCTCGACTTGCTGAAGTACATCGTGCAACAAGTTGAGGCGAGTGATGACGCCACTGAGGTGCTCGCTTTCGTGAAGGTCGGCAAGGACTACCACCGCTTCTCGACTGGGATCGCTGACATGATGAAGCTGATCGCTGTGCTGGAGGTGGCAAAGCACGATTGCATCTCCCGCATGACCAACGATTGATGTACACTGTGATTTCCAACGACAAACATTCCCGCAGGCAACCCCTGCGGGGCACACTGCTATGCAACTGAGTCACTCATACTCGGCTATCACGCTGTTTGAAAACTGCCCGCTGCGGTACTACCGCCAACGGATCAAGAAGGACGTAGTGGACGAAGGCGGCGAAGCGTCCAAGTACGGGGAACGTATTCATGCGTTCCTTGAAAACCGACTGAAAGGGTCGGGATTGGATGCAGAGGTGGCGCAGTACGAACCCCTGTGCCAGTCTATTGAGAAGCTGGCTGCACGTGGGGAACTGCACGTAGAGAAGGAACTCGTACTTACTGAGAACCTTACATCAACAGGTTGGTGGGACGCTGACGCATGGCTGCGCAGCAAACTTGACGTACTCGTCATAGTCGGCAGCGATGCTGTGGTCATGGACTGGAAGACAGGCAAGCGCAAGATCGACCAGTTCCAGATGCAGATGTTCGCAGCGCAGGTGTTCAAGCACTACCCTGAAGTCCAGCGGGTGAAGACATCACTCGTGTGGCTCAAGACGATGGAGATGGACACCGAGCAGTACACCCGGTTGGATATGAACTCGATCTGGGCTGAGATTATGAAGCGCATCCAGCGGATTCACTCTGCCTACGAACACGCCAACTGGCCCG